CCCAGCCGCCGATACCGGACCCGCCGACTGATGTCCGACAGTGAGCTGAAGGCGTCGATCGCGGCGGTGCTCGCGGCGGCCGACGAGATCGAGGCCTACCTCGTGGATCTAAGGAGTCGACATGGGGATCGGGAAAATACTGCTGGGCGGCTTCCCCGTGATGAAGCGCCAGTGCGAAACGTGCATTTACAGCAAGGCGTGGCAAGAGCTAGGCGGGACGCCGATCGCGGTCCTAGAAGATCAGGTCCGCGAAAAACATAAGGGCGCGACCGGCTTCAAGGGATCTCGGATCTGCCACTCGCAGGAAAAGGGCGGTAAGGCCACTTGTCGCGGTTTCTGGAACCGGCACAAGGATGAGTTTGCGGCGGGCCAGATCGCGCAGCGGTTCGATTGCGTCGAGTTTGTGGAGCCGACAAAATGATTTCGCTCCGGCGTCCCGGTAAGACCAGCAAACTTTGGGATGGTCCCCCAAGGGAAGGGATCGGCTGAACCGTTCCTTCCACGCCCTCGTCGGCGTTGGGACTTTGCAATTGGCCCAACGAAAGCACGGGCGAGACAGGGGAGGGCTAATGGCTCTCCCCTTGTCGCCGCGCCAGCTCCGCTTCCGCCTCCTCCCTAAGCTTGTGCGTCGAAATCACGCCCAGGCCTTCGACGAGCGCCCAGGCCTTGCCGAAAGGGGCGACATGCATCGGGCGACTGGCCGCCGGGTTAGGCCCCGGCGGAAGCTTCACTTCCGGTTTCTTCGCGCGCTTTGAGGTGGGCATAGGAACCGCTCCCGCCCCCGGCACCTGCTTCTTGGGCATCATGCGTCGAATGGCCGGAGACGAGAGCGGCGTCAATCCAGGCCTCCCAAAGGTCGGCCAGGAATCTCTTAAACATCACCCGGAGCGCGTCGCGCTTGCGGTGCATGTCGGTCCAGTCGGGATGGGTCAGCTCGCAATGGGCGCGGCGATCGGCGTAGAGCTGCCCGTAGGGGCCTTTCGGCTTGCCCTTGCCGTCCGGCGTTTTCTTCGCTCCGATCCACTGTGCGCGGTGAAGCATCTCGGCCAGCATGGCCATGTAGGCGTACCGCTCCGCTTTAAACGGATGGTCTTCCCACTCTTCGCTGGTCAAGGCGCGCGGGCGCCATGTCGCCCGCCGATAGGTGGATAGAGCGGCGCCCTCGTAGGGCGCGAATCCGAGCCGCGACCACAGTTTTGCTGGGTTGGCGTATTTGTCGAGTGCCCCGGCCTCGCCGACGATCGTCGCCAGCCCAAGCAGCCCGGCGCCGCGCACCTCTTTGACCCAGTCGGCGACTGGCAGCTGGGCGGCGAGCGCGGTCATGTGCCCTTCCGCTTCCTCGCGCATGTTGTCGTAAGCCGCGCGAGCCAGCTCATTGCTGGTGACCATCCCGCGCAAAATGGCGTCGCCTTCGCCCTTGCGTGCGGCGGCGATCAATGCCTTGGCCTCGTCGTTGTGCCGCTTCCGCTCGGCTTCTGGCGCCGTCTTGCGCCAGCCGGTGTAGTTGAGCCGCACGAAACTTAGCAGGCGCATGTCGAGCATCTGCTGCGTGCGCATCGCGTAGCGCCGCTTTTTGGCGTGCACGAGCAAGTTATCAATGGCAAGAGTCATCAATCTAAACCCTTCAAAATGGGCCGCCGCCCCGGCACGGCGTCGGTGGGCATCAGCAGCAGATTGGCCGAGGCGGCGGCTTTTCTCTCCCAGCACAAGAGGATTGGGCATCAATCGTAGACTGGCCGGGAGAAACTGGAATCAGGCGTGGTGTTCGAGCTGGGGCACCGAGAACGCGGCCCGTGCCGCATTGGTGCGCGCCATCACCTCCCGCTCGGCGTCGGCGATGATCCCGACCAACGCCTCGATCGGCACGACATCTGCGATCATCACGCTGTGGTCAGGCGGCGTCGCATAATTGCGGCAACCCGCCAGCACCAGCCGCTGCTTCGCCGCCTCTTCAGCCGATACGAGGCCGCGATCCATTTGGTCGGCGAGCCGAGCATCAACCTCGGGGATTTCGCGCCAATGGAGGCGACCAAGCGGGCTACCGAGTATCAGCAGCGAGTACAGGCCTTCCACTTGGCGCGCGGCCATCTTCTCAGCCTCAGTGCGCTCGCGCTCCGGGCGCGCACGGCGGTGTTCGCGCACTGGGATCGGGTTAGGATCGCCGCTGTCGGCAAGCGATCTATGGGCATCAAGGCGGGGTTGGCCGACAGCGGCGACTCCCGGCTTGCGGCCGAGAGCTGCGAAATGGCTGAGAACGAACATAGCCGCTTCCTCGGCCAAGGCGTTGTCGGCGTACATCCTGCGGCGGAAATCTGGGACGGCGTCGGCTGGCTCGTAGCCGTGGCGGGCGAGGGCCGCGCGAGCGGTCGATTCCAGTCTGGTTTCGGGGGGCATTGGGGTCCTTTCAACTCAGGGGTTAAAGGGGCCGCCGCCCCGGCAATCGTACCTTGGTCCTCACAGGATGATGGGCCGAAAGCGGCGGCTTTCTCTCCCGGCAACAGGCCGATGGATCTCACTGATTCCATGGCCGGGAGAAACTAATTTAGGCGATGACGAGGAAGGCTTCAGGCCGGGGGTTGACCGGCCGGTCCGGCCATTCTTGCTTGGCAACCCACTTGGTTAGCTCGTCTTGATTGGAAGCTTCTCGGCCGTGCGCTTCGCGGAAGCGCATGAAGATCTCGCGCAACTGAGCGAGGCGGTACAGATGGCCCAATTCTTCGTCAGTCTGCATAGGTTCGACTCCCGCTCACCGTCGAGATATAGACCGAATTTGCACGAACTGCAAGATGGCACATGGGCAAGCGGTCAAATTTCACGCGGGTGGCGAGAGATCTCTACAACACGCCCGCCCCGGCCGTTGCGCCGCTCTTGCGCTGGCTCCATCGTGGAACCCCGTTCATTGAGCCGTGTTACGGCGAAGGCGCTCTCAGGCGCGCCCTGGAGGCCGCTGGGCATCGGTTTGCCGGCGGCTTCGATCTGCCGATCGATGCGCGCGAGCATGACTACGGCGTGAAGCAGGGCGAGGTCTTCATTACCAATCCACCATTTTGGGGAAAGCCAGCGGACTTGCATCCCTTGATCGAGAACCTCTCGGATCAGGCGCCGACGTGGCTCCTGATGTCGAGCGACTGGTTGTTCAACCTGTCGTCCGGCCCGATCATCGCCAAGCGGCTGCGCCGGATCGTCGCCGTCGGCCGCGTGCGGTGGATTCCCAATTCACCCCATGTCGGTAAGGACAACTGTGCGTGGCTGCTATTTTATCGCTACGGTCGCCGCGCCACTTTCATCGGCCGCGAGAATGGAAAATCTGGCCAACGGACTCTCGTGTCGTGAGCGCGAATGTCTCCTATGGATCGCTCGCGGCAAAACGTACCACGAGACGGCGACGATCACTGGCATCGCCTACGGGACGGTCAAAACCTATCTCGACAAAGCGCGCCACAAGCTCAATTGCGCCACCCTGCCACAGGCGACCGCCCTCGCGGTCGCGCGGGGCATCCTCACGTCGATTGATCTGGAAGGGCGCTAGAGACTTCTCGGCTCTATTCATCCCGAGAGCCTCCTGTCGTCGTCGGGCCACAGAGGGCCGTGCGGCAGGCTCCAGCGACCGTCGCGCGTGAGCACCTTGCGGATCTTGTACGGCAAAGCCTCGACTTGATCCTCGTCGAGCGTGGCGAGGCCGCGATTGACCGCCTCGCGCAGCATCTCGAACTCGTTGTCTGTGAGGCGCAAGCGCCAACCTCGGCGCATGCGTGAGACGTTCATCATTTTGACTCCTCAGAGTAAGTGAAGCTGAATAATAATTGGCGGGGATGGCGCAGAGAAGTGAACAATAGTAAGCATAATGCCTGCCCATGCCGCCGTCATGGTAAGCAAAGTGGCGATCGATTTGATTATTTCCCAGCGCTGTTCTTCGTCATTCATCGTCGTCACTGAGCTTGACGGTCGAGCCATCCTTGAAACGAAGCACGCGGTCCGAGAACCACGACCGCAACACAATGCCGGCCGTCATTCTCCGGGTTCCGTTGTTCCCGTCTCTCGGGATCGTATCCGGCGGACAGTCGAGCGCCTCGACCAGGGCGACAAACTTCGCGAACGAAAATTCGCCGTCCTGGCCGCGCGACCGCTCGGTGAGGAAACGGTCGTAAGCGTCGCCTGAGTGTTTTGGGTATTGCCTGCGCCTAATCCGCGACACGGTTCACCTCGCGGACTTCGATCTTCAGCCTGTCGATGCTGTTTTGCAGCCGCGTGGTGAGCGCAACTTGAACGACGAATTGGTCGCGCAAGTCTGCGAGGTCATGCTCGATTCGGGTCAATTGCTGTTGGATCTTCTTAAGGACCGCGAGAGTTAGGCTTTCAGCCTCCGTCATCGGACACCTCCCCGGCGTGACAAATCACCTTGGTGATGCGCGCGCCCTCGTGCTCGCTAACCCATGGGAAGTCAGCGCTACGCGCCATGTCGAGCGCTTTCGCTTGCGCTTCGCCGAACCCCTCGGCCACGATTTCGATCGTCGCCTCTTGGCGCGGGTATCGTTGCAGCTCGACCGTGAAGCGCTGCTTCATGACGGCCTCCGCAACAGGAAGCCCAATAGCACTGCGGCGGCGCGATAATGGAACGCCTGGACCTTCTGCCACTCCGCCGCGTAATCGGGCATGCCCCGGCGCAGCGCGTCGACGGACTCAGCGTGAGCAAACGCCGCTGCGCCTTGATGCAGCGCGGCGCCGTGCTTCAGCTCCTCGTCGGTTAGAAAGGTCCATGTTTGAAAGGGCTGTGCGCTCAATTCGCCCTCCGTTTGTTGTCGAGAAGATTGTCGAAAACGCCGGTGAATCGGTCCTCGACCGCCGAGAGGGCGCGCAGCTCGGTGCATGTTCCATCGGCCGCGCGCACCGTCTGCAAGGTCTGGTAGCGATGCTCGCCGGCCTTGTTGGCGGCCATGGCGACGACGCACTCTTGCCGGTCCGGGCTCTCGCTCGGCATCGGCCCGGTGTACTCCTTGCTCGGATCTCCCTGGACGCGCAGCATCCAGGCCTCGGTCAGCATGCTGTACGCGGTGCACCGCCTCTCGCGCATGACGTCGCGCATGGTTTCGATCACGAGATGCTTCTCGCGATTGTTCCCCCACGGCGTGGCGTAGACCGTGACATCGTCCGGCTTGTCGCCCTTCTCGGTGACCAAGAGCCATATGGGCGTCAGCTCGTCCTTGGTGCCGACCATCACCCGGTTAGCTTGGTCCTTGGCCAGTTCCATCATTTTATCCAATGTCATCGCTTAACCCTCCGAACCGCGCTCGTCCGCGTCCTCGACCGGCCAAAACCAGGGCTCCTTGCGCGCGAACATGTTGAAGTGAAGCTTCTGGGTGGGCTCGATCGCCTCGACGATCTCCCGAAGCTTGCTGATCAGCTCGCGCATTTCGCTCACGCTGAGATATTGCGCGCTCGCGTATGCGATCTCGCCGCGCAATTGCAGCGTCGCGCTTTCCGGGCTCGACTTGTACAGGCGGATCATAGGCGTGCGATCGACCTCATACCGGCGTGGGTAACGCCCCATTTCGATATGCTTCTTGATATTCAGCTCATTCATTTTTCGACTCCTTCCGGGGATTGCCCGCGACCGCGCCCCATCTCTGAGGCGCGCACGCTGGCAATCAGTCCAGCTGGTCGAGGAGATCCTCGATCGCCGCCTCTTGCGTCGGTCCGGTTCCGACCTTGCAGCCTAGATCGTAGTCGCCGACCGTCGCCGACCATCCAAAATGCGAATAGCGCGGCGCGTAATCGTCATAGGTCTTGATGTCTTCCAGGCGCAGGCCCCTAGCTGCACAGATGCGGTGCAGCCGCTCGTCGTTTTCGTTAGCCATTTGGTTTCGACTCCTTAATGATCGCCAGCAGATCGGCCGGAACCTGCCGCCCATACTTGATCGCGAGCTTCCGGCCGTACTGGGCTTGCTTCTGGCTCAGCGATTCGCGGTGGGCCAAGCTGTGGCCAAAGTCAGTGTCCAATTTATTGAAGCCGCAGCCATCAAGGACTTGAGCGCCGTCACATAGCCCCGCGATGATCCTCAGAGCGTCGTGGACGGCTTGGACTTGCTGGCCGGTCAGATCATCCGCGCCAGGAGCCGGAGGGGCCTGGACGGGCTTCTCTGGGGCTCGGACGGGCTCATCGAGAGGCTTGGGCGCCGGGAGCGCGGCCCCAGGCTTGTCGAGCGCCGCGTCGGCAATCGCCGCCTTGTCCACGTTCACCTGCGCAATGTGCGCGTCCAGCGAACCGTCAAGCACGACATACTGGATGAGAACCGACTCGCGCTGACCAATGCGGTGGGCCCGATCCTCGGCCTGTTGGTTCCAACCTGGGGTCCAATCTTGCTCGGCGAAGACAACGTGAGTCGCCGCCGTCAATGTGATGCCAACGCCGGCGGCCTTGATCGAACCGACAAACACGCGGCAGCTCGGATCAGATTGGAAACGGTCAATCCGCGCCTGCTTATCGGCCGCGCTATCGCCGCCCATAAGCTTGACGGCGCCGACATCGGAAAACTCTTTCGTCAGGGCTTCGACGACGTCCCGGTGATGGGCGAAAAGTAAAATTTTACCTTCGCTGCCGTCCAGCGCATCGCGAACGTGCTCGATCACTTGCGGGAGCTTGGCGAGGGCGATTTCATGCCGCAGCGCGCTCATCTCCTCGAAAGCGGCCCCAGAGGCGTCCTCTAGGGCCGCCACAGCCGCCTCGAACGCTTTGGGGTCTTCTGAGGCCTTCGACGCCTGGAGGGCTTCCTTGGCCTGCGTGACGCGCTCTGCGAGGGCGTTCTGCCGCTCGATCAGGGCGCGCGCCTTCTTGCTCGGCTCAAGCACGATTACCTGCCGACGCTTGGGGGGCAGCTCGGTCAGAACCTCGCTCTTCAACCGGCGGATCATGAACGCAGCGCGGAGCTTGCTGTTCAGCTCAGGGAGGTTCGACGCGCCGTCGATGTCCCAGCCATATTCGGTCTGATGACCGGCACAGTAGCGGACGTGGAAGCCCCGCCAATTGGCGCCCAGCCCCTGCCGGTCGAGCGCGTGAACGATCGTCCACAGCTCTTTCGGGCGGTTTAAGATGGGCGTGCCGGTCAAGAACAGGCGGCGCGCAGCGCGGATCGGCGCGACCTTCCAGGCCTTCGCGTCAGCGTCCCACTTGCCGAATATCGCCTGGGTGCGCTGCGCCTTGCCGTTCTTGACGTAGTGGCACTCGTCGAAGATCGCGAGATCCCAGTCCACCGCCTTGATCTCGGCGTCGAACTTGCGCAGCACGTCATAATTGACGATCACCACGTCAGTCGCCGGCCAGCCGCCGTTGGCGACGCCAATGCTGAGCGGACGCACCAGCCACTTTCGCAGCTCCCGCTCCCAATTGATTTTGAGGCTCGCAGGGCAGACGACCAGAACCTTGCGGATCGACGGCGTGGCATTGATGACGCCCGCAGCCTGGATCGTCTTGCCCAGGCCCATTTCATCGCCGATCAGGGTATTGGTGCGCGCCGCCGCATAAGCGATCCCGGCCCGCTGGTAGGGGAGGTAGTTGAGCCCTAACTTGCGGCAGACGTCGGACAAGGGAAGGTCGATCGCGGCATCGGTCGCGTGCGAGGCGACAATGGAGGCCTCGCGAGCCTGATGCTGCGCCTGCCGCTCGGCGTTAATGCGGGCGACGAGGTCCGCGTTGTCGCCGTCGATCTTCGCCGCGATCTCCGGCTTGTCGGTCCACCAGACTTTGCGATCGGGGTTCCACCGGAACCCGGCCGCCTTCACGATATCCTTGTCCGCGTAGTCGGACCGCGCGATCCAAATGCGGCCCTCTTGCACAACTTTGATTGCCATTGAACTCGACTCCAAAAAAGAAAACCGGGCGGTAGGCGCCGCCCGGTCCTGATATGGCATGCTCTGCAAAAACCGTCAAGATGACGCCAGTTTTTATCTCGCCGCATAAGCCTTGCGGGCGTAACTCAGCGCGCAGCGGAGCGTGCAGAACGGGTCATAGCCGCCCGTCCACGATTCGCCGTCCCACACTTCCCGGTAGGCGTGCAGGGTGGGCGTGTCGGTGTAGAAGCGCGGGTCCGGCTCTTCCCTCTTGCGCGCGAGGCCGCCAGCCCATGAGGTTCGTTTTTGCTGATCGGCCAGGAACTCCGCTTTGAGCCCCAGCCGGCTCGGCTCGCTCGTCTTCCAGACGACGCCGTTGCCGGTATAGCTCGGCATCGGCTCGCCCTCGGGCCAGCGCACGTCCTCCTGATGCGTATGGCGCTGGCCATACTTGGCGCCACAGTGGACGCAAACCGGGCGGCTGGACCTCGCCATGCTGTGAGGCCGGGTCACAGCTCCACCTGATTGCGGACCCAGCTATAGCGCAGGCTCATCGCAGCCCCCTATGGGTTGGCCCATAAGGCAAAGCGCGGCCTAAACAATTGTTCATTTCCTGCGCCATATCGCGGCGCGCATCGGCTGTCCGCAGCTCGGGTTTGTCGTTGCTCTCAAAAAGCTTAGTCATGATGCGACAAAGCCGGATGTAATCGTCGCGATCGAGGAGGTAGTGCTCCGCGTCTCGCGCGCTTTGGTGTTCCATGGGTTCGACTCCTTCTCGGTTTCGATCGATCGATCGTCCGGTCATGCGCGCCGCCTAGACGCGCATGGCCTCACGTTCGCTCAACCCATCGCGGCGAGCTGGAGGGCGTCGCACATATGCTCGAACGCCTTCCACTCGTTGTCATCGCGAGTGATCCGCGATTGCTCGCTTCTGAGGCGGCCCAGCGCGTAGCCAACCTCCTCCGCCGAATAGAGTCCGGCGAGCGCGAGGGCGCGCAACGCCACGCGATACAGTTCAACGGCGTCTTCGCTTGGGGCATCAATCATGGGTTCGACTCCTTCAATCGAGCGAGGGCGCGTGCCGCCTCTGCTTGTCGTTTCTCTTGAGCGGCGGCGCCCCTAACCTCGTTCCAATGAGCGCGCAGCTCACGATCCAAACAGCCACAAGACTTTGTGTGGCCCCTGCGCAGATTGTTGCTGCGCGCGATCGAGGTCGCGCCGCAGTCGCATGAACAATTCCAAAATGTGTGCTTGCCAGCTCGCGCGGCGAGTCGGACGGCAATGAGCCGCCCGAAACGGATTCCGCTCAGATCGACGATGGCGGGCATTAGGCGGCCTCCAGAGCGGGTTCCTCCTCGTCCGCCTCCTCTGCACTCACCTTGCCGCGTAACCAGTCTACGGCCTTGCTGGCCGCACTGGCGGCGGTCACGATCGCCGTCTCTTTCTGGGACAGGAGCGAAACCCAGTGGTCGATGTAGGCGGCCGGAGCCTCGCCCATGTCGATGCCCCACTCGGCGCAGACGAAAGCCGCCGTTAGCTCGGCGATCAGCTCCTCGGCCGCATATTCGCGGTCCCCAAACTTGCCCTTCAGCTCGCGGCCCAGGCGCGAGGGATGCCCGGTCGCGTGGCCCATCTCATGAAAGAGCGTGCTGTAGAAGGCATGGGCGCCGACAAAGGCCTCAAACGCGGGCATCTGGATGCGATCGAGCGAGGGCGCATACTGGGCGCGCGCGCCTCGGCCTTCCTCGATGCGGATCTCGGTCGCGGCGACGAAGGCGTCGAGATCAGCGTCGCGCCCGTCAGGATTGACCGGGGCATGCTGGCGAGGCTCGCCCAGGCCCATGACCGAATCCGGCAGCCCCTCGCACTGCGCCACGTTGAAAACCGTGTAGCTGCGCAAGAAACCAATGGTCTTTTTCTCGCCAGGATTCTTATCGTCCTTTACGAGCATGCGCTTGACGAAGATCACGGCGACGCCGTGCTCGTGTTTCTTGA